GGAAGCCGCGCGCGGAGTTGCAGACGGCGTGCATGTTGACGGTGCCAGAGCCAGACGTGACGGTGATGGCGACGCCCGTGTCAGCGCGCAAGGCGTGGAAGGTCGCAGGAGGGCCGCCATGGTCCACGCAGACGCCGACATAGACGCCGTCGCACGCGAGGTCGTAGAAGGTCACGCCCGCGAGGTCGGTGTTGGTCCAAGCCGTGGATGCGTCGTTGGTGCCGATGGTCATGGCCACGATGTTGCCGCTGGTGAGGTGGCCGTAGAGGCGGCGACCGTCCGTGACCATCTTGTTGAGCGCCGTGCCGAAGCCTGGGCCAGAGGAGTTCCACGCCGAGTCCAGCGCGCCCGTGTAGGCGTCGTAGCGGGCGATCAAGAGGGAGGTCGCGCCGTAGAGGTACTTCCCGTCGGTGCAAAAGGTGTTGCCGAAGAGGGCCGCGCCCGACTTGGTCCACCCCACCGACCCGTCGCGCAGGTCCACGGCCACGAGTTCGGTTTCGGCGGAGCGGTAGAGGTAGGCGTGGGTGTCGGAGGCGCAGACGAGGGCGGGGGTGCCAGAGAAGCCGAAGTAGGAGGCGGTGCGATACCACGCGGTGTTCCACGGAGCCACGAGGGTCGGATCGGGGTTGGCGATGATGCCGACCTCGCCCTCATCAAGCCCCGTGTCGGGGTCTAGGGCGTCGTACTCGCTCTCGAAGACGGGTGGGGCGGTCTGGAGCCATTGAAGCCACTCGTAGGCCGAGAACTTGAGCCAGTTGTCGTAGTCGCGGCGGGGCTTGCCAGGGAGCCACCCCGTGTCCTTCTGGGCGTCGGGCGGTTCGGTGATGTTCGGGACGCCGCCAGAGGGGTTGGTGGCCAGATCGGCCCAGCGGGGGAGGTTGGTGGTTGGCCTTGGCATGGTCTTCCTCGGTTGACGGCGGGGTTGGTCGGTGTGTGGCGGAGGTTGGGTTTAGCGCAGGCCCTCGGCCCAGACGCCTTCATCCCACGGGAGGGCGTCGTCGTCTTCATCCCATCCGAAGGTGCGCGCGCCTGTCAAGAAGACGCTCACAGCGTCGCACCCCACCCCGCCCGCCGTGGCGCGGTCTAGGCGGTCTAGGGCGCGCGTGGCCTGCCCGCTTGAGGGGAAGGACTGCACGCCCGCTTGGAGGCCGTAGGCGGCGGGGAAGAGGGGGTAGTAGCGCACGTCGGAAGAGCGGAAGAGGATGGCGGCGATGGCGAGGATCTGCTCTGCGCGTCCGTTGGAGCGGCGCACAAGGATCTCGGCTTGCAAGAGTTGGCGGTACTCACCGTCGGTGCATGCGAGGGGGCGACCGACGAAGAGCAAGCGCCCCCAGAGATCGAGGCTGTGGCCTGTGGCGCTGGTGAGGGAGAGCGCCACGCGGATCACGCCCCAAGCATCGTCTTCTAGGCTCTGGAGTTGGACGCCGAGCGCGTTGACGATGGCGGTGATCTTGGGCTTGCCCTGCCATTGTCCAGGCATCGCCGCGATGAGGTCTTGGGCGATGTGGCCTCTGGGCTCGATGCTGTGCGCGGGGTCGCTCATCTGGGGCCTCTAGGGATGACGGTCATGCAGCGGGTCATGCAGCGGTGACGTTGATGGTGCCAGCGGCGGCGAGCTGGTCAAAGTCGAGGGTGATGTTGGATGTGCCGACGGGAGAGGGGGCTATGCCCGTGGTGAGGGTGGCGTCTTCAACGCCCGCGACGGTGAAGATGGCGGCGAGGATTTGGTTGAAGACGACCTTGTCGCCGATGTTGAGGCCGACGAGGTAGGCGGTGATGGCAGCGCTGATCTGGGCCTCGCCGTCGTCGGGGAAATCGGCCCCTGGGGTGTACTCCACGTCGGCGTAGATGGGGACTTCCTCGGCAAAGGTCCATCGGATCGTTTGGGTGTAGCCTTGGGAGTCGGTGATCTCGGCCTCTTCGTCGCCGTCAGACTCGATGCCAGCGGGGGCGGTCTGCCAGATGACGACGGCGAGTGCTTCCTTCTCGGCGTCTGTGAGCGTGGAGGGGTGGATGAGCGCGAGGATGGACTTGGCGGGTAGCCCATAGGCATCGGTGGTGAGGGTGCGGTTGTCGCGCACGCGCACCTTCTGGACGCTCGCCAGCGCCGCGAGGGCCGTGTAGAGGGCTTGCACCGTGGAGCCGCCGCCAGGGAGGGAGGCTTGTCGCATCCTGTCCAGAAGCGCGCTGTCTTCCTCGGCGGCGGTGCCAGGGGTGAAGGCGGCGGTGTTGGACGCGGCGGTCCACCCCGTCACGGGGGTCAAGATGGTCCAAGTGGACGCAGCGGGGACGGAGAGAACCCCCGCAGTCTCGGCGCGCGCCGAGACTGTCGTGGAGCCAGAGCCAGGGATGGTGACGGCGGCGAGCGTGGAGAATGTCGCGCCGACGGCGGAGAGCCTGCGGCCCGATGGGAGGACGGTGCCAGAGGTGCCTGTGATGGTGAGGGTGCCCTGGGCGTAGGTAGCGGCCTCGCGTGTGAGCCCGAAGATGGCGGCGAGGCGGTCTAGCTGGAAACCAGATGCGTTGGCGGGGTCTAGGGCGTCGTAGGCCGCGCCCACGAGGGAGTAGGTCTGCGCCAGCGAGAGGGCGAAGATGGACGCCAGCGCCTCGCTGACAGGGTCGGCGTAGAGGGAGAAGCCAAGACCCGCGACCCACGCGGCGTCTAGGTCGGCGAGGATGGCGGCGGCGGTCTTGGGGGTGTAGCCAGAGTCGTTCAGCGCCACAGCGGAAACCTCCCGCGCAGAGCCCCAAGGTCGGGGTCAGTGATGGTGGATGGACCAAGGGTCAGCGCGACGTTGACGCTTTGGGCCTGCGCGCGGATGGACGCGGTGACGGTCAGCGCGCGGGTGCTGTTGTTGGGCTCAAGCGTGAGCGAGTCAAGCGCCGTGACGCCGCGCGTTCGCAGGATCTCTTGCGCCATCTGCGCCCGAAGTAGCGCCAGCGGCGCAGGCTTGGTGCCCTTGGCGAGCCAGTCCACGCCGCGCCCTTCGTCGGTGGGCCATGTGCCGCGCAAGGTCTGGAGGTTGGCCTTGACGCTCTGCGCGGTCGCGGCGGGGCCTTGCAGGATCGTCAAGCGGTCGCCGTCCGTGGAGAGATCCCAAGAGGTGCTGTCGAGCGCGAGGGCGGGCATCGTGGAGCCTCCTGTGGGGCGCGGGGTGGGGTCGGGCGCGCGGGCTTAGAGCAGTCGCACGCGGGAGGGTGTGGGGAGGATGGGGGCGTCATCAGGTCGCTCGCCCGCATCCCAGTACACGGCGAAGACGGTATCGGACTGGCCGAGGCTTTGCCAGTCGGGGGCGGCCCATGTTTCGTCCATGCGGTAGAAGACGAGTTCACCGGGCGGCAACCAAGGCGCGAGCGCGCGGTGGTCGCCGAGTAGATCGCGGCGCACATGGGCGCGGATGGCCTCGACGCGGCTGGTGTTTGCGGCGTTGGTGATGTCGAGCCGCCACCAGTCCACGCCAGGGTCAAAGCGAAAGCCCAAACGCACGGGGACGCCGCCCAGCACCACGGCGAAGTCAAAATCGGCCACGTCGGCGGGGCGGGGGATGGGGAGGTGTTGCGCCATGTCAGCCCCCTACGAGGTTGGGGTCGCCGCCGACGGCGGGGATGTCGAGTTGGTCTTGGGGGGTGAGCGTGGAGCCCTCTTGCGCGTCCACGCTCGACGCCCGCGCGCCGTTGCCCTGCGCCGTCATGTCGGCGGTGGCAATGCTGCCCGCGTCCACGCGCCCTGCGCCGCCTTGCTGCTTGACGGTGGGGGGTAGTTCGATCTGGCGCAAGGTCGCCACGCGAAGCTGCTTGAGTTCAAGTTGCACATCCACGCGCCCCTTGCCCATCGCGCCCTTGCAAGAGGTCAGGACATAGGGGGTCAGGACGCGGTCGGCCACCACGACGGTCAAGACGGTGCCGCGCTGCGCGAGGGCTTGGAGTTGGTCGAAGATCTGGCGCGCCCGCCCGATATAGCCCGCCTCGGTCAACGGCGTGTCGGTCAAGATGCCAGCGCCAGACACCGTCAGGGATTCGGGGGTGTAGTGGTCTGCCTCTTCGGGGAGGCGTTCGACGGGGTGTGTGGTGAGTTCGCCGCCTGCGGTGACGCTGTGTTCGGTCCACACGTCGAGCTTCCCCAGGAGCGTCCCTGCGAGGTCGAAGATGTCCAAGGCGTGCCTCCTGTGGATGGGGCGAGGGACGGTCTAGGGGGTGGGTCGGTCTAGGCTGCGAAGTTCTGGGCCTGCGCGGCGAAGAAGTCCGACGCACCACCCCCTGCCCCTTGGCGCGCGGCCTGTGCGAGCGCGGCGGGGTCGCCGTTGACGACGATGGTTTGGTTGATGTTGGCCGTGTTGTTGGCGGTCTTGTTGTTGTTCGTCGGGCCTGCGGCGGGGGAGAGCAGCGACGCGCCGTTTTGTACGATGCCAGACACCGCGCCAGGGTTAAAGACCTGCCCACGCGCGAAGCCGCCCAAGAGGTTGCCCGCAGAGGAGACAAAGTTCGACGCTTGGCCCAGCGCCCCTGGGGCTTTGCCTTCGATCATGGTGAGCCAGTCGGCGAGTTGGCCTAGCTTCTCCAAAAGCACGTCCACCGTCCCGATGATGACCAAGACGCCCATGCTCCACAGGTCGAAGGCCAAGACCACAGCGCGCAGACCGTTGGTGAGGGGGGAGAGCGCGCCCTCGATGAAGCCTTGGACGAAGTTGGAGCCTAGGCCCAGAGACTCAGCGAGGCGGTTGATGGAGGCGCTTGTGCGGTCCCACGTCTGGCCGAGGTTGTCGAGCATGGTTTGGGCGGCGGGGAGGCGTTCGTCAATGAGCTTCCCTAGGCCCTCGTAGGTGTCAGCCAAGGCATCGGCAAAGGCCCCCGTCGCGCCCCCTGCCGCGCGGTTGGCGGCGGCCCATGCGTAGAGGGGGGACGTGCCCGTCTGGACGTAGGTGGTGAAGTCCAGCAAGGCTAGCCCTGCGGCGACAAGGCCGATGATCAAGAGCGCGGTTCCGCCCGTGCCGATGCCCAGCGCGGCGGCCAGCGGTCCAAGCGCGGCCCATGCGAGGCGGGCGGCGGCGGCGAGGTCCAGGAAGAAGCTGCCGACCTTCAAGGCCGTCAGGAGCGTCAGGGCGTTCTTGAGTCCCTGGACGTTGAAGCCGAGGGCGTTGAGTCGCTTGCCGAAGGCGATCACGGAGGATTGGAAGACGGCCCAGACCAAGGGCCACTCCACGCGCATCCGTTTGAGCCAAGCGTTGAGTTGCTGGAGGCGGGCGGCGATCAAGACGCCGATGCGAACGCCTAGATGGTCGGTGCCTCCAGAGAGGTCAAGCAGGGTGGCGAGTAGATCCCGAAGCTGCGCCGTGACGCCGCTTTGGCCGATGGTGGTGAGGAACTGCTTGCCCTGCTCTTTGGCGCGGTCGAACATTCCTCCGAGCGTTTGGCCTTGACGGCGCAGCGAGCCCGCAAAGTCGTTCTTGCCGACGTCAGTGAGATACTTGGTGATTTCGTCGGCGTTGAACTTCACCCGCTTGGTGATACCCTTGAAGGTGAAATCTACGTTGTTGCCCGTCTTCTTGGCGCGTATCCCGAACTCCTTGAGCCGCTCCCATTCGCCCGTGATGGCGTCGGCGACGGCCTCGGTGAAGTCGTTGAGCTTCTTGCCTGGGATGGCCGCAGAAACGTTGCCGAAGGCTTCGAGGGTTTCGAGCGAGGGCTCTAGGCCGAGGTTGCGAAGACGCGTCCACGACTTCACCAACTCGGCCAACTCAAGGGGCGTGTCGGCGGCGAGTTTGCGAAGATCCTTCAGGACGGCGGCGGCGCGCTCGCCCGTCCCTTCCGCGCCGCGCAGGCCCGCCACAAGGGACTCAAACTCGCGGTTGACCTCGATCACGCCGAGGCCAAGCGCGCCCGTCAAGCCGATGGCCCCCACGAGCGCGCCTTGCAAGACGTTGCCGACAAGACCGCCGAGGCGCTGGATGGCGCTTTGGTACTTCGACAAGTTGCGGTTGTCGAGGGCGAAGTCTAGGACGGTGGTTGCGCTCGCCGCTGGCTTGCCCGTGCTCATGCCCCCCCCCCTTTGCTGATGCGTGTGAAGCGACCGCGCGAGTCTCGTGGTGGTAGTACCATGCGGGGCCTCCTAGGGGGTAGGGCGCGTCGGGATGGCGCGCATATCGGCGGCGGCGGTCAGATAGTTGTGGGCGTCGAGCAAGTCGTAGAGGTTCCACTCGTCTTGAAGTTCGCGGAGCGTACATAGCCCGCCCGCCACCACATGCCACACGCGCCAGTCCACGCCCGACTTCGACGCCAAGGCGTGGACGTGGGCGGCGCGGGCGTCGGGGTTTAGGTGGCGGGGTTCGTAGGGTGGGGGCGACCCAAGAGCCCGCCGAAGTTGACCGACAAGACCCACACGATGGCGCGCATCATGGCCCCGACCTCGCCCGTGAAGGCGACGTTGAATGCGTGGTTGTTGGACAGGGGCTCCCACTTGCCCGTGTCGGTGTTGAGGTGTTGGGTGTAGGTGAAGATATGGCTGCACACCCAAGCCGCGCCGCCCTTGCTCGCCACCGCCCGCGCGAAGCCCGACAAGGCCCCGCCGATCTGCGAGGGGTCGAAGGACTTGAGCGCGTCTGCGGAGAGGGTGACGCGCTTGGCCTCGCTGGGATCGGTCAGGGCCGAGAGGTCGTTGTCGGACAGGAAGCCCTTGCCGAGCGCCAAGAGCAGATGCGCGGCGGGCTCG